AGCGCGGTGCTGCGAGAGGAGATTCAAATGGTCAAGCTAATCCTGACGGACGGTCAACAGTCGTCGCTATCGAATGCGCTGCTGGTCGCCGCCGAGAAGTATGAGGCGAACGCCCAATACTTCCGCGCCATCAAACCCCAGCTGGAGAAGGCGGAAGCGGACAACCCCGACCGCTTCTCGTTCATCCATTCATCCGCTTGCGACGGCATGGCCGAGCAGTTCGATCGCCAGGCGATCGAGGCGCGCAAGCTGATGGAACTCGTCGACGAAGCGGAGGACGCATAATGGCTCACGCACTCACCTTTCGCCTGGATGAGCGGCTGCACTCGATCATCGATCACGCCGTCAAGTCGCCGGAGATGCGCGAGTATTACGGCACCAAGATCGGCCCATCCCTTCTGCTCGTGAAGGACGAGGGCATCTACCTGATGTCCGCGGGCAACCCCGCGCAGCAGGACGAAGAAGCTATGGCCGCGGCCGGTGGCGCCACGCGTCTCCTGGTCCAGTATGCCAACGGCTACGACCCCACGAAGCGCGACCGCATGGAAGTGTGGGACGACGCGCACCGTGTCAGTGGCGACGACTTCGGCGAGCCGCTGCCCCTCGACTTCTTCCAGCGAGCGGTCGCGAACGGCGCCAAGAACATCATCATTCACTGGGGCGGCGACAGCTACCGCATGGAGGCACGCTGATGGCCCGCGCGAACATCGAACTCACCCTCGAACATATCCGCACCAGCGCCGGTCCCAGGTTCGACTGGTATGCCGACGACGAGCAGCGGCGCCAGGCACTCATCCAATACTTCAACGAGGTTCACGCCGAGGGACCGATGGACGAGATCGCCGACGCTTCGCTCGACGAGGTTGTCGAGGCGATCGAGGAGTTCGAGGATGTCTCCACGGAGGAGATGTCCATCCCCTTCCCCGATGTGTTCGTCCTCGTGATCGACAGCGACAGCGGCGGCACATCGACGCATGTGTTCAGCACCTACCGGCGCGCGCTGGAGTTCCTCTGCGACGACAGCGAGATCGAGCATGCCGGCAAGACCGACGAGGAGCTCCAGGATCTCCTCGAAGCCCACTTCGAGAACAGCGAGGACTGGTATGTCCTCAATCAAGAGGAAGTCCTCGCATGAGTAAGCGTTTCGTCCACATCTACCATGTCATCCGCTCGAAGTTCTGCGTGGAAGCGGAGACCGACGCCGAGGCGATCGAGAAGGCCGACGCCATGCTGTTCGAGCGTCGGGCCTACAACGGCATGATCGACGAGGGTCAGGAACCTGCGGCGATGTCCATCCCCGAAGCGCGCACGTTGCCCGAAGGCTTCTGCTACACCGAGGGCGCCGAGGAAATCACCGGCTACCTGATCGACGAAGCCGAGGACGAGGACTACGAGCGCAGTCGCTTCCTCGACCAGCACGGCAACGTGCAGCCACCGAACTGCTCACGCACCACGGCAATCACCCCGCGGGAGCGCGACACCATCTTGGCGGCGCTGCGTCTGTGGCAGCATGCGCAGGACGGCTCGGTCAGCCTCTACAACAAGGACTGCGACACGTTGCAGGAGTTGGAAGACGAGATCGCATGTGGTGACCACGGCAACCCCCTCACCAATGACGAGATCGACGCGCTTTGCGAGCGCGTTAACACTTAACGCCAAGTTACTTGCAGCGCGTCAGACGCTCACATAGAGTGCTGGCGCTAGGTTGCTCACCAATACCGCATGTAAGTGTCCATGCGTTACGTCAGCGCCAGCCATGGGGGTTGGGGTTATGCGCTTGTTCGCCGTATGGAATCGCGCTTACAAGATGCGGTGCATCATCGCCGCGACCATCGAAGATGCGTTGGCGATCGCGGTCAGAACGGGGCACATCAAACGCGCCCAGGGTTACCGCAAGTGGCTCGACCTGACCGACAATCCACCTGAAGAACTGGCGCCGCACCTGGAAGGTCTCATGGCCGAGGGTCGCGCCGGCGTTGCTGTGCAAAGCGAACAGGGGTGGCATCTGTCCTCATAGCTGGGCTCGATCACTTTCCCATTGCTATCCACCATGCATGTGTGCAACAACACACACATGAGAATGACGCGGGAACAAGTCGAGCGCGAGATCGCTTCAATGAAGGAGCGGGCGGCGGCGAACAAGAAGAGGCATTCGGTGTCGCTGCTTGAGTCGAAGCCCAAGGTTAAGCACGCTCTGGCGTTCGCCCGCACCGCTCACCATGGGCAGAAGCGCAAGTATGACGGCGCCGACTACATCGACCACCCTATCGAAGTCGCCAACATCCTGATCGAGCATAAGGTTGCCGACGAGCGAGCGCTCTGCGTGGCAATCCTGCACGACACGATCGAGGACACCCATGTCACCTACGATCAGCTGCGGATGACCTTCGGCGATCAGATTGCGCGCGATGTGAAGGCGCTCACCTGCCCACCGCCAAGCCCTGGCACGAACCGAGCGAAGCGCAAGTCCGCGGCGACCGCGAATACCGTCGCAGCTGGACCCACGGCAATGATGGTCAAGATCGCCGACATCATCTCCAACATCAGCGATGTGGCGCTGCACGACCCCACGTTCGCGAGCACCTATCTGGAGGAGAAGAAGGCGTCGTTGCGGAAGTTCAGCGACAGCGCGACACCCCGCAGCAACCCCAATGTTCGAGCGCTGCTCGACACCGCCTACAAGACCTACAGTGAGGCGCTCAATCAGCTGGCGCTGACGGTGCTCGCCGAGGAGAATGAGCGCGTGGTTGTCGAGGCAGAGAACGAAGCGGAGATCCAGGCGATCATCATGCGCGAGAGCCTCGACGACATGGCTGAAATAGCCCTGTTCTGAAGCCACTTGCACCCATCGAGACTTTCTCGCATGAATGACCTGTAAGTCGTTGACACGGCAGGACAATTCAAAGGAGGCGGTTGATGTAGGTTGCACAAAGGTTTACTAAAATCGCCCCTCCTCCAGCCTCAAGAATCAACCGGAGCCACGTTGCGACTTTGTATTGGTGAGCTTGGGATGCTCCTGCTCATGGTTATCGGCGCCCTGATGGGGATCCACCTGGCGCTGGTCGTGATTGCCGGCGTCAAGCTGACGACAGTCCTCTATTGGGCAATCCCGATCGTGCCCGCATTCCTCATGGCATGCGCGCACCCACAACCACATCGGAGGCATCCTCGTCGGTTGCGATAAGCCTATTGAAATGCTCGCAGTGCATGTTAAGTGACACACACGGTCGCGGTGACCGAGAGGAGATTAGAATGCTTCAACGCCAGCACATCAACCCCGCCGCGCGCGGTTATCATGCCGCGTATCACGAGGGCGAGGTCAATCATTGCCCAGGCTGCCACCGGACGCACTGGATTATCGGTCGCGTCTCCGCGGAGTGCGCGTTCTGCGCCACTGCCCTGCCCCTGCTGGCGACCATGACGCAAGGGCACGATCGCCCCATCGTCATTCGTCGTGGACACAACCACACGGAGTTGCTCGCGGCATGAAGATCATCGACGTAAAGCCGCGGTCGCGCGCGGGCACATGGGACAGCTTCGCGAAGCGCTATGGCCCCATCGACGGTCCTGACGGGTCGACGATGTGGCACTTCAAGGATCTGCCCGCCGGCATCGAGGACAGGCGCGTGTGGACGGTCGTTGACTGCGACGGCACTCTCTATGTCGTGCCAGGCTACCACACGGTCAATTACCTGGGACGCGTGGTCACCACCCACGGCTGGTCAGACACGGAAGAGTCGAACCCAGGCTACGTCTACTGAACCCATTTGCATGCCTGCGGTGCATGTCCGACTACATGCATGCGGTCGCGGTGACCGCTAGAGGAGAAGTCAAATGTTCAATGCAGCTTTCATCACGGCGCTCGATGCGCTCTGTGCCCAACACAACGTCGCTCGCACCACTCGCGACGGCAAGATCACGCTGATCGACAGCGGCGGCCAGGAGGATGCCGGCAAGCGGTCCCTCCGCATGTGCGGTCACTACTACGGGCTCGCCGAAGAGGACTTCGGCACGGTCTTCCTGTTCCGCGGCACTCGCTACAAGCTGATCGGTGTGAAGCCCAACCGGCCGAAGTATCCGCTCGACTGCGAGCACATGGGCGACGGCCGCGTGTTCAAGTTCCACACCAATGTCGTGCCGCAGATCGTCGCGCAGCGCGCAGCCAAGCCGGCGATCAACATCGCCAGCACTGGTCAGCAGCAGCAGTCCACACCGACCGTCCAGCCGCCGGCGAACAACAACGCCGGCGATGGTGCGCTCGACGCTTTCGCCCAGTTCTAAAGTTCCACCGCGGGTGGGGTGTCCGAGAGGGCGCCCCATTCTCGCATGCAGGAGTTCCCAATGAGCATCGAAACAATGATGTGCCTCTCCACCGGCCATGTCGCTAAGGAGACTGCCGAGGCACTCGACAGGTGGGTCGGCTACCAAGGAGCCGAGGAATATGCGCTGGCTGACCTCGACGTTCCCGAATGGACGCACAGCCTCATCCTCTACCCCCACGGCGAGTATGGCTGGCTGATTTGCATCGGTGGCGATGCAGTCGATCACATGCGCTCCGATGGGGCGTTCGACGACATGCCCAAGGATCTCGTCGACTGCCTCACCCATGCGCACACGAGCGGTTGCAGCTGGCTTCTGCTCGACCGTGACGCCGACCTGACCGACGAACTCCCCAGCTTCGATTGGTGACCGACCGTGCGCACCGCTCACAACATCGATGGGAAGCGCGATTTAAGCGCGTTTCAGAGCGTTGGGGCGGTCGCTAGGTCTCGTGACACCTGCGCGCGCTCTCGACGCTCTACGCGCGTCTCTCATGGGCGCTCGAACCCACCCGCATTCCACCAGGGGATGCTTCACACAGAATCACGGTCGCGGTGACCGTAGGGAGTAACTCAATGAGGCTTCTGTTTGTCGCATCGAGCGACGGCTACAACGGTGAGAACGGCGACCTGTTCGTGATCGCCGAGACGCGCGACGAGGCAATCGATCTCTGGCGCGCTCACTACGAGCTGGATCCCCTGGATCGTCCCGACCATGTGTTCGAGGTTCCTGCGGCATTGCAGCACTTCGAGCCCAAGGGTCGAGCCCTCAAGTGGCACAAGGAGGTGCTGGAGATATGAGCTCCATCTGTTTCACCGGCCGAGGCAACGACAGCAGCGGCAACTTCATCACTCGTGACGTATGGGAGCGCCAAGCGAACGCCGCCGGCTTCAGCGTCCACGACAAGGTTTATCCGCACACCGACTATCTCGTGGCGTCTCGCAGCGACACGAGCAAGGCAGCCGCGGCGAGACGCAACGGCACCACGGTCCTGTCCTACGCGCAGTTCGAGCAGCTGATGGCGAAGGGTATCGTGCAGGTTCGACCCACGGCATCCGACGCGCCGCCACCCGACCCAGCGGTGCTCAAGAGGGCGCTCGAAGAAGCCGAGCAGACCATCGACGGCTGGGGAATGTTCTGATGATCGACTGGGAGAAGCCTGTCCAATGGTCGACGGGCGAGTATGCCTTCCTGTCCGGCGAGCCGCAGACCAAGACGGTCAAGCATGTCTCGGCATGCTCGAAGTGGGTGAGGCACACCGACACCCCGTTCGTGCATGTGGATGCTGTCACCGGCGTCATCCTTGGGTTCAGCGAGGAAGACTACCCCTACATCGAGAACCCACCCGCATCCGCGAAAACGGACGCGTAGCAAGACTCATCGGTCAGCGGTGACCGAAGGGAGACACACATGGACTACATTATTCTCAACGATGTCGGCGATCGCTGGCACAACGAAGAGGGGTGGAGCAGCCGCTACACCATCTTCACCGAGCGCGAGAAGGAGACCTTCAATCTCCCCATCGGCGGTCGGTGGGTCGAAACGAAGGTCAGCTGTCCGATGGAGTGCCCAACCTGCGGCGCCCAGGAGATCGCCAACCCCGAAGCAGCGGTGACCGACTGGCGGTGGAACATCAAGCCGTTCCGCGTCGATCACTGGTCGAAATGCCTCGTCTGCGAGCGCGAAGGAAGGGAGCCCTGGTTCTGATGGAAAAGTTCACACCCCTGCCCAACTGGCGCGCAGCCACGTTCGACGAGTGCGAGGACATTCGCGTCGGCGACTATGTGCGGTCCTACGACTTCGAGCATAGGGACGACTGCTACGTCGAGGGCTTCGTCGAGGAAGTGGCAGACCGCTGGGGCTGCCTCCGTTACACGCTGCGCTGCCGCTACTCGGTGAGCCAGGGCAAGCGCCGCGAGGTCGATGCCACCAAGAGCGTCGTCTACCCACCGACCAACGGCACGAGGATTGCCGGTAGCGACAGCTACTGCAACGGCGTGCGTAAGGTGCGTGGCGAATGAGACACATACGCCTCGAAGCATGGCGCGACCTGGCGCTCGGCGAGCTTGGGCTCGTCCTCTGCGGGAACAAGGGTGAGGAAGTCTACTCGGACACGAGTGGGCGTCTGATCGCCCATGATCTGCTCGAACATCAGAATGGCATCGACAGCATCGGTTGCTGCGGCGACGAGCTCGAAGCCCTTGGCGCCATGTATCAGGTGCGCGGACGCCACGGCGACTTCTGCCCCAGCCCCGAAGAGCGCAGCATCGTCCGCTGGCACGATCCCATCGAGACCACCGCCGGCGATATTCTGAACGTCGCGGTCGATACCCACGGCATGGGCTGGTGGCCTGGCACCAACAACTACCGAACGCACCGCCACCCCTACGACGACGACTTCCGCGCCATCCTCGAAAAGGTGAGCGGCATGTTCGACTACAACGTGGACGACGAGTTCCCCAGGCAAGCGTTCCTCGACGACGCGCTCCATCTGCTGCGCACCGGCTTCCGCAAGGCGACCAGGCGCTTCGGCATGGGATACGAGGGCATCGAGACCTTCAAGGCAGTGGCGGAAGCCTGTAGGGGCGCCGCTCGAATGATCGACTTCGAGGGTCAGCAGTTCCGTCTCTCCTATGGAAACGGTGAGGCTCGCTGTGAGCCCATCTACGAAGAGGCGTGGTGAATGAGAGAATGGCGAGTGCATCGAACCCTCGGTCGCAGCGTCCGAAGCCACGCGCGTTCCATCAGGCGCTCGACTACCAACGACTCACGGTCAGCGGTGACCGATGAGGAGATGAAGATGGAAACGATCAATGCCATGAAGATCGCCGGCCAGGCGCCCATTCACACCGTCGCGGTGTTGCAGCAGGCGCAGCGTGCCCTTGGCGATCGAGTGTTCGAGGCAGAGAGCAGCCTGGAGCGCTCGGCAATCCGTCAGGCGTATCAGATGATCGTGCGGGTGCTCGAAGATCGGCTGCCCGATGCGAACTGCGCCGAGACCGACCCCTGGACTTGGGAGACGTTCAACGATTGCTGGAAGGACGACAATGGCTGTCGTCCCCACGGCTTGACCTGGAGCGGCCGTAACTGTCGCGATTGGCTCGCCGTCCGCTCGGTCAACAACTGGCTGGAGGTTCTGCGGGACCACGCCGAGGACTTGGCCGGCTAATCGCTATCCGCTTGCATGCCAAGCAACACACCTGCATAACCGAATCGTGAGCAGCGGTGCTCACTTGTGAGGAGGTTCACAATGCCATTTAGCAATGCTGAAAAAGCTCTCTGCGACGAACTCGCGGAATACACCGAGAAGCACAACCTGCCGCGGATGAGCGCAGACGAACTCTACCACGAGTGCTGGGCTGTCCGTGACGGCGAGAAGTCCAACTGCATCCCGCCGGCCGACACCGAGGAGCGCCGCAAGGAGCTCAACGATGCCATGGATTGGCTGTCCGACTTCATCGAGCGCTGGGATGCGGCGTGTGAAGCGGGAGCGGTCTGATGGAACAGTCAGAGGCACTCGACATCATCGAGGAATACAAGAAGGCGCACGGTCTTCCTGGCACCCTCGAAGCGCTCGAAGCGATGGAGGAAGATCGCGAGAACCTGACCCCGCGCCAGCGGATCGGTTGGAACGTCGCGATGCAGGGCTTCTCGCGGCTCTTCAACGGGCACTCGAACGTGAGGCAGCTGTGAGCAGCCAGCTTCACATCGACACGGCCGCCGTCGAAGCGCTGATGATCGACGGCAAGATGCGAACGCCGGAAGAGATCAGCCAGGAGATCGGTCGACCCATGGCAGCCGCGATCGCGGCGATGTTCAACGATGGGCGCCTTGCATACATTCGTGCCGCTGGCGTCGTGTTCTACGAAATGAACACGGAACACCTGGCGGCGCTCAAGATGCTGGAGGACGGCAACCTGTGAGGCATCACCGACCGTATAGCCGCAGCGTCTACCGCACGAGCTGGAGCCACGGATCACCACCACCGATGGATCCCAAGGACAAGGCGCGGATGATCGCGACATTCGTCCTTCTGGTGATCTGCCCTCCCCTCGGCTTGCTGATGCTGTTCACAGGACGGAAGAAGCCATGAACCGCCGCGGCAATCGAAACCCACTCGACCTCAAGATCGACGAACTGTCGCCAGAGGCAATCTCAATCCTCAAGCAGCACAAGGGTCTCCACCTGATCGTGCCGCACATCAACGGCAGCCTACCAGAGGCAATCCACGAACTGCTCGAACTGGACTTCTTTCAGCTGAAGGATAGCCGGCCGAACGAAACCCAGCTGACGATCACCTTCCAAGGCAACAACGCACAGCTGCGGTTGAACGGCGGGGTCTACGACGCACAGAAACCCAAAGCTCCCCCGAAGCCAGGCATCACCGATGAGTCCATGGACGAAATGCTGGAATGGGCGATGTTCTGATGGCGCAACCTTACACCCTCCAATACGAGCACGAGGGCAAGCTCAAGTTCCTTCACTACCCCAACACGAAGGACGCCGTGCTCGGTGCGATCGGATTGAGCATCACCGACAACTACAAGCCACTGCGCGTCCTCACACCGAACGGAGGCGTGGCAATCGGTGAACGAGCCCTCGCCCAGCAGATCATCCTAGCGAAGCAGCTGCCCAAGTCCGAACGCGACAGCTGGATCCCCATCAACAATGAGATCGACGACCTCGCAGCCAACATGACGAAAGCGAGGCGCATATTCGAGAAGGCACGCTCGAAACGCAAAACCCAGGAAGCACTCGAACAGACACCAGGCTACGGAACATTCGCATGACCACCTACCCCAACCTCGAACGAAAGACCGGATGGACACAGAGCCAGAAGGCAGACCCCATCGCAACCATGCGGCGGGAGATCATCACGGTGATCGGTGAACTGGAGGCATCCAAGCGACTGCTGTTCGAGAAGGTAGAGGCAGTCCACATAGACCTAGTGAGGCAGAGGAAGATATGCCCCCTGGGAGGGTGCGCTGGCTCCATGGGGTGCGCGTGCCCATGCTGATCTAACAGTAGGGGTGTTAGATAGCGAGGCACTGTTAGGGTCAGTGTGCCCATGGGGGCTCGTGTGCAGACAGGAATGAAGAATCTGTCTGTATGCGTGTGTGTGGGAACCCATGCGAATATGTGGTGGAATATCCGATAGTCTGGTGGTGGATTCGCGCACTTCGATTAAGTTCATCGCCTCTCGCAATTTCCGCCCTACACAGCGGGGCTCCCAAAATACCCTGAAAACCCAGGCATCCCCATAATTCCCAACAGTTAGCAATCCGCACCAACTCGGTTGAGCGCATCAACCGACCCGCCATGGGCACCCAGGAGTCCGTCAGTCCATGGCATCCAGGCACTCCATGGCTCCCAGGCGTCCATGGGCTCCAGGCATCCAAGGTATTCGAGGCTCCCCATGGGCACGCGCTATCCAGTTGTGTGTGTCGTCGAGCATGCTAAGAGAGATCAACGCAAACGAACTCGCAGAGGACATGAGATGCAGCATACCAAGTGGATCGTCGTGCAGGGCATGATGACGGTCGAACAGGCGAAAGCCTTGAGCTCCGCGATCGGCGTGGGTCTCGACGAGGAAGGGCTCGGTGAGCACCTGGCGTTCGTCGCGGACGTTGGCAACAAGCTCGACGAGTCCATCGCCCACATTGAGAACCAGGGGTTCGCCGGCAGCGGCATCGTGATCGAGGGGAACATGCATCTCCCCAGGCTCGCCGAGCCGCACACCTACCAGGACGAGCAGGACCGCGCGAACGGCGTTGAAAGCGAGCCCCTCGCCAGCTAGATTACCCGAACCGAACTGTCGGTGACCTTTGGGCGGATGAGTCAGGTGAATCTCCTCTCCGTCCTTTAGCGGGGTCATGTCGATGGGGCAGAAAGCCGGTTGCCTCTTGAGAAGGGCGCCGGCTTTTTGTTTGTCCGATCCTCGGCGCCATGGGCTCCCATGGGTCGCGCTTGAGCTCCCACGAATACCAGCCTCCCCAAGCCACCAGGGGAACGGCAGGGGTCCGATACTACGGTTCGGCTGGCAATCCATATAGCAGTCCCATGGCGGCTCCACGGATCGATGGGCACCCAAGCATTGCCCATGGGTCGCCGATGATCCCAGGCACTCATTGAGCCATGGCGCCCCATGGCGGCCGGACCCACGCGAGCCCCTGGGAACCGCAATCCCCAGGCGCTTTGCCACCCGCGAATCATCGTCGAACCTCTAAAACGAACTGGTCAGCAGCGGTGCTGACTAAGGAGGTTCAATATGTCGCATGAAGAACTGATCGCTTCGCACCTTGCTTCAAAAGGTGTGACTCGCTGCGCACCTGCGCACGCTCTCGGTAACGAGATGAAAGGTGCATCTCGCCGTCATGTCAGCAAGGTTCGTCGCAGCTGGTCAGAGACCAACGGCGTTGCCCTCAAGCTCGGTCAGGTGCGCTCGTGAAGGGCGCACCAAACGAGCCCTGGCGCGACGAGAGCATCGCTTTCGCACTCGCCGCTGGCATCGCGCCGATCTTCTCCATGGAAGACAGCGATGCTGACATCGAGCGCGCGAGCCGCAGGGCACGCTGGGAGCGCAAGAAGGCGAAGCGCTCGTGGGAATAGTGCTCGCGCTGATCGCCATGATCCCAGTCGGTCTCATCGTCCGCGAGGACATCTAACTCAAGGGAGCCCAGGGTAACGCCTGGGTTCCCAATGATCGCCGAGTGCCCATGGGTGCCCATGGCGCCGGCATTACCCACCCGACGAATCACCGGACCTCTGTCACACGAGTCTCATCGAGCAGCGGTGCTCGTGACAGGAGGTTTACATGCGCAATTCCATTCTCGCGATGGCTCTAGTGAGTTCAGGCATCCTCGGCGGTCTCGTCGGCGGTGGCATCCAGGCAAACCGCGACACCCAGGCATCCGAGCGGATCCATGCCTTCGAGGCATTCGACTACGACAAGTGCAACTGGATCGTGGAGAGCATCTCCAAGGCACCCGACAACTGGAAGGAAATCACGCGCACCCCTGGTGGGAATTGGTGCGTGAGCATGCAGCAGTAATTCGCCACCCGCATATCTGCGCTGCATGTGCAACAACACACTCACGGTCAGCGGTGACCGTGAACGGAGGTTCAAATGTGCAAGATCACGACTTTCTCCCGCGACGACACGATGCTCGCGACGGAGCTCACTCACCAGATCACCCAGGGGATCTCGCCCTGCCTCGCTTCCTTGATCCGCAATGAGATCGGGCAGCCCAGCTTCCACAGCAAAGTGATGGACGCATGGTATGCGAGGGCGCACCTGGAAGAGGTCGACGTTCCTTTCGCTCTCCGCTGCGATCAGAATGGGAATTGGTCGATCAGCGTTCCGATGGAGCTCGAAAGCTCGCTCGCGGAGTGCGTCGGGAATTTGGTTCCTGGCATCGAGTTCGAGATCATCGAGGTCGGCGCGCGGGTCGCATCGAGGTAACCGAGGGACCACCTCCCCCTCCGCTAACCCAGGGACCGCCTCCCCTCCTGGTCCCTGGGTTTTTGCGTATTCGGGTCTGCCCATGGGTTCGGCTGGATTCCTGAATCTAAGGCTGCCCATGGCTAAGGGTAGGTTCGGCTCCATGGGCATATATGCGTGTGCGTGCCTGTGCGTGCCCATGGCGTGCGTCGTATGCGTGCGCGCCCATGCGCCATGCGTCCTCGCGCGGTTTCATGGTCGCCGCGGTGATCGTGTCCGGTCGGACACGCATTCGTTTTTCCCTGTTTTCTCCCGATTTTTCGCTTTTTAGGTATTGCGAATCGGTGCTGCATGTGGTCTAACACACTCACACCGCAGCGGTGCGGTGCAACGCTAACTAGTGAGGTTCACATGACTGACAAGATTTCTCTTCGCGAGCGTGCAATCGGTTTCGACGCTAAGGTCGTTTCGACGATGAAAGGTAAAATCACGCAATCGTTCAAGCGTCGTGACGCGTTCGAGTCTGCTAACGGTCTCAATATCGGTGAGCGCAACAGCTACACCGTAGAGCGCGACCGCATGCTTAAGAACAGCACCGCAGTTGCTATGCTGTTTCTCGCGCTCGATCTCGAACCTTCAGCGGTCATTGAGCGCAAGGTGAGCAGCAACGCAATGTTCAACGCGAAAGCGCTTAAGAAGGTGAACGAAATTGCTTCTTTCGTTTGCGGTTACGGTGAGAAGCTAGAGCGCGTCATGCGCGCGTTCATCGCTTGCGCGCTTGTCGCAACCGATAAAGGTCATGACGTTATCACGAACGCGATTAACGCGCGTTTCTTGAATAGCGACGATCTCAAAGCGCATGTGACCGACTCAGACTTGCTCGACAATCTGAACGAACTGCGCGCGACTCACATGACTAGCGGTGCTGCAACGCAATCGTCGCAGTGTCGCAATGTTCTCGACGTTCTCGGACTCGGTTCGGTTCGCTCGATCGACAAACCGCGCGATGCGATTGCGCTGAATGAGACTCACGGTTTCTATCAGCTGTTTCGCGAGCGGTTCATGGTGACCGCGTAACGCGACTCGACGGTGCGGTGCTCCTCACGGGGCACCGCACTTGTCAACCGAAGTCCTAGACGGGATTTTTTTTCTACGACCCTGATGCCGCCTATTTGCCGAGGTTCCGGCGCTTACCCCATCCAGAGGCACCCATGAGCTCGCCGGCGGGATCGGATTTCAGGATTACCCATCCACAGGGATCGTTTTTCGCAGCGGGGGATCATTTTTCACGGTTTCCCCATCCACAGGCCGAAAGCCCCGCTGGAGCGCATAGGATACCAGGTCATCCTCGCTCACCAGGCGATCGCCGAGCACATATTGCCCCTCGAACTCCTTGCCGTGAACGACCCGATGGTAGACCGGCTTGTGATCGGCCTGGAGGAAGAGCATCGCTTCGGACACGACACCAGGGGGTCGCATTGGGGCGCGCGGCCTCGTGAGGTTCCGAGCCTCCCATGGCTTCATGCGGTTCACCCGCTCGATCTTCACCTTGGCGTGGCAGGACTTCGAGCAATAGAGACCCCAGCCTCGCCGGTAGACTGCGATCGGCGTCAGGAACTCGGCACCGCAGCCTTCGCGAGCGCAGACACGCTCGACCATCGCTCCGCGCTTGTTCGGGTTGGTTCCGCGACCGACCTTGGACTTCTTCGCTCGGCCGCGGCGACCGTAGAGCTCGAAGCACTGCTCCGTGCAGTAGCGTTTGCCGGCCTCGAACTCCTCAATCGGGAGTCTGATCTTCTTCCCGCATGGGCAGACCGCCTGAACCATCGGCCCCATTGAGCTCGTCTCGCAGCTTGTCAGAAATATGCCGCATATTTCTGACAGATCACCCTTCCACAGGAAAGAGTTCGTTCGCGAGATGGGCTTGGACCGTGGGGATCTCTCGGACAGCCTCTCTGCACCGCTCGACATACGCACGAACCATTAGGTCCACGCGCCCAAGGTCGGCTTCTACCTTTGCGAGCTCCTGCTGGACCGCCGGCAGCTCGTCTTCCCATGATTTAAGCATGGGCGGGGCACTATCGGCTTGAGTTGCTTGGGAAAACCTGGCGACCGCAACTTGCGGCCGCACTTTGCGGTTCACCCTTCCACAGGGACAGGGGCGAAGCCGAAGCGCTTGATCGGCTGGTTCGCGATCACCCAAATGCCCTTGTAGCGCTTCTTGGCTTCTTCGAGCATCGAGGGCGGGACGATCAGCGGCCACTCGATACCGTCGCCGTCGACCAGGAATGGCTGCAGTCCTGGCGGTCGTGTGAGCGCGGGGCGCTCCGCGCTTAGATTGGATTGTCTCTCGGTCATTCGGCACCGTTCAGGATGCGATCTGCCTGGTCGAGCGTGTCGGAGTAGCGCCAGTAACGCTCGGCCTCTTGGCGCTTTTGTGGGGTCCAGTCTTTCTGGCATTCGGGGTGTCGGCGAGCGTAGTTGAGCTCCACATCGATCAGCCGTGCGTTGGGGCTCTCGCTGTCGTAGCTGCGCGCGGTTCCCCGCCAGCAGTCAGCGTTGCCCTGGGATGCCCCTGCGTAGATCGCGAGCGCGAACCCGCTGGCACAGATCGCGAAGATCGTGACCCCGCCGAGGAAGTTGGCGATCGGGTGCCACCAACGCGTCTTCTCCGGCTGGTTGTAGCGGATGAACTCGGCGTCATCCTTCCACTCGTGCATGGGCGCCATTACTTCAGCACCCCGCTCACGGCTCCGTCGAGCACGAGTTGGATCAGGTCGCGAGCCTGTCTCGGCGTCCAGCGGTGACCTTCGAGCGCGATGCGCGCCTTGGTGAATGTCGGCACCGGCTGGCCCAGGAACTCGCAACGCTTGACGAGGAGCATGTCGGTCGCCCTGGTGACGGGCAGAGTGATCTCGCGGTGGCTCACACGCGCCTCTCTGGATTGATGCCCCACGCGCCGGTGCTGGTGCGGAAGATCTGGCCCTGGTCGAGCAGGTCCATGAGCTCCTCCTGCGCCATTTCGCGGCGGCTCTTGCGGTTGATGTCTTCGGGGGCGGCTTGCTCCAGGAGATAGGTCAGCCGGCAGGCAGTGACCGGCACCACGTTGAACTCGGAGATGCGCTCGGTGACCTCTTCCTTGTAGCGCTCGATCTCGTAGAACGTGCCGTCTGCGTCCTTGCAGACGATGTAGACATAGCCGCCGTAGATGTCCCGAACGACGCCCTCGGTGCAGTTGGGTCCGGCGCCGACGAACTTCACGCGGTCGCCGGCCTTGAGATTGAAAACAGGTCTACGCTTCACTGATGATGTCCTCGATGAATCTGCGAGCAAGGGTTGAGAGGGTGCGGTCGCCCCAGGTGGTCTCCCAGCGCCGGACGTAGGAATGGCCGTTGCGGGTGATGAACATGCTGGTCACATGCTGGGACAGGCGCGGGTATGTGTTCTCGAAGACCTCCACGAGACCTTCGGGGTGCGTGTAGGTGCCACGCCGGCAGTGCTCGTCTTCCCGACGCATCGAGAGATAGCCGCGGCTGTGACGGTAGCGGTATTCGGTGAACTCGGTGGTGCGGACCATCAGAAGCTCCCGAACCCTGGGACGGCTTCGAGCTCGCGCTGCGCGTCCTCGGCCTTGAGCTTCTTGAGTGCTTCGCTCCGCAGGTAGCCGACGCCATCGTCGGTCTCGGCGTAGTCGTCGAACCAGACCTGGGTGGCTTCCAGGCCGCGGATCTTGTCGTAGAGCCCCTTGGGAACGACGAACTCGCTACCGCCGCCCAAGACGTAGGCTTGGCCGTCCTGGATGTGGTCGCTCGTGTAGATCGGGATACCGCCGAAGCTGAACGTGGACTCGTTCATCAGAAGGCTCCCCAGTTGGGGATCGCTTCGAGAGCGTCCTGCTTCTTGGCCTCGGCCGCCTCACGAGCCAGGCGAGCCTCTTCGAGCTTCAGCGCTCGACGCTTCTGCTCTTCGGTCGACTCCGTGACGCCGCGATCGGTGAAGCTCGCGGTGCCGGTGTTCTCGCGCCGATGATAGTTGCGCTCGATGTCGCGCATGTTCTGCTTCGCCCACTCGACGCAGAACATCTCCTCGTATGACGAGGGGTTGTAGCCGTAGTCGTGCTGCATCTTCGAGCGATACTCGACCGCCTGCTCGTGGAAGGCGTCGTGGGTGAACTTCTGCGCGAGCAACGGCTGGGTGCGACCTTGCTGGTCGGGCATCCAGGCTTCGATGCGGAACTCGTCGGTGAAATTGTCGCGGGTGATCGTGATCGGGTAGCCGTAGAACTCGACCATGATCTTTGGGTCCGCTCGCCGCGGCACGAACTGGCGGGTGGTGTCGCCCCAGGAAGTGACATCGACCGGATCGTCGAACTGGCACTCGTATTCCTGCCGGAACTTCCTGGCGTCCATCGTGCGGAACGCAGCCATGGCGCTCGCCATGTGCTGGACGCTGACGCCGGCCTTGTCCGCGGCCTCGCGAAGCGTCTCCATGCCCATCGCGAAGTTCGTCAGGTCTTCGGGGCGGATCGCCATCAGAAGCTCCCGAACCCCTCGATGTCTTCCATCTGCTCGCGGACGCGCTTCGAGACCGGCAGCTTGCGAAGCTCACCTGGGATGCGCGCCTGCAGACGCTCGATACCGATCGCCATTGCGGCGCTGTCGATCGAGTGACCCTGGATCCACTTGCCGTCGCGATATTGCGTGGCCTCGAAGCGCTCGACCCACTCGATCAGTTCGAGCGGATCATTGTCTTCGAGCGGCGTGCGGCTCGTGACGCGATACGAACCCTTGTCGTTGTGATACTCGCTCTTGAAGAGCGTGCCGTCGATCAGAACGTCCTTCGAGGAAGTGTTGGCGCCCATCAGAGTGCCCTCACCTGCTCGACGATGTAGGCCAGGCCGGCTTCGTCGCCGGTCGCGCGCTTGAACGGCACCTTCCACTTCGAGAGGAGCTGCAGGATCTCAAGATCCTTCTGCTTCGCCTCTTCGAGCGTCTGGTTGCGCCCCTTCGGATTGTAGGGCTTCACCCGCTCCAGGAAGAAATTGACGTTGCGGAAGCGGTCGAACGCCCAGGCCACCGACTGGTGGTAGAAGGCGGGATATTCCTGGCAGTAGGCCAGCTGCATCAGCACCGGCGAGTCCGAGATGATGACATCGCAGTCGCGCACGAGCCGAAAGATGCGGTGGTGCTGCTTGCCGAGAACGTAAAGCTGGTCGGCGAGCGTATCGAAGCGCCGTGCCCAGGTCAGGTCTTTGGCGAACTCGCCGGCGATCTCGGCGTTCACGCCCTGGCTCTTGAGAGCATGGAAGATGCCCGCGGCTGCCGTCGACTTGCCGGTGCCTGGACCGGCAAAGAGGTTGATTACTAGCGGACGCTTGAGATCGAGATCGGTCACGCCTCGCCCCGCAGGCGCTTCCACTCGCGCAAGAGAGCCTCGGCCGCTTCGGACGGATTAGCGAAGATCAGTTCACCTTCGGGGGTGATGCGCAGCACTTCCTTGCCGCCGCCATGGAACACCAGGTTCGCGACCTTGGTCGGATCGAGCACCGTGATTGTGCCCTCGACCGGCATGGTGAAGTTGCCCTCGACGGGAATCGGCGGGGTCGGCCGCGCCGGCAAGCCATTCGCCTTGCGCTTGAGCTCGTGCATCCGATTGTCTTCGCGAATGCCGAAGGGCAGATCGTTCTGCCTACGGAAGAGCAGCGTATCGAGTTCGTCGGCTTCGTCGTCGGTGAGGAGCTTGGGGTCGATGCCGGCGTCCACGAGGAACTTGCGATTATTGGCAGGTGTTTGGGCGGCGGCTTTGGCAGGCGTCTTGGCGGTCATTCGTTGTTTCCTGAATAGAGCTTCCAGATGGTGAGGTCGTAGTCGGCGACCGACATGCCGCTCGCGTCAGCCAGCTTCAGGAACTCCTGTTCGAGGCGACGATAAGTGGCGCCGGCCGGCGGCGTGGTCTTCGGTGCGTCGATGCCGTTGGCCCGCAGGTGTTTCAGGACATGCGTGTCGAGCGCCGCGAACCGCTGGTTCGGCCGAGAGAACATGAGGAACATGCGCGCGGTCTTCGGGCCGCAGCCAGGGATGCGCTCAAGGTCTTCGACGGTGCAGTTGCGCAGGTCGAGGTTCAGACTCTCGATCATGAAGCGACACAGACGGTTGTATTGACCGAGCCTGGACGCTTTCAGAGCGTCGAGAAGCTCGCCCCGCATCGCTGACCTACGAATGCGCTGAAACGCGCTCCCATGCGCTCCCAGCGAGCTTAGAAACGCTGACAGCAGTCGTGCTTGGGTGCTGGCCGTCTTGCCCGCCACGCAACCGCAGAAGAGCCAGAACACCTGGAGCTCGTCGTCATTGCGATCGAAGCGGATGACCTCGGCCGGATCGACCGTGAAGTAGATCTCCGAGGACATCAGAAATGCTCCTCGGTGTCGTCACCAGGGTTCGGCGGGTCGCCGTAAGCCAGCTGACCGCGGCTGTTCTCGTAGTAGGTGCCCTCATAGGTCCGGTCGGTCACCCAGGGACTGTCGCAGCACCCACAGGCACCGACGCCGAAGCCGGTCTCGCGGGTCAGCTTGGTGAGTCCGTCGAGGAACTGCTGTTTCTTCGCCTCGTCGCTCATGCCGCGAGCTCCGAGAGCTCGGCGTCGAGCGCCTTCATGAAATAGCGCTTGGCTACGTCCGAGATCGGCTTGCCGAGATCCTTGACGGTGAACCCGTTGGCCTCGATCGTGTCAGTCTCTTCCTTCGCGATGTCGTTGAAGACCCAGCGCAGGAAGGTGCCGATGTTCTGGATCTTGAGCTCCAGCTTCTCCTCGTGGAGAAGCCAATTCAGGCCCTGATCGAGACGGTTCTGCGTGACGAGCGACTGGACTAGATCGTCCTTGCGCTGGAGAAGCTCGACATCGACCGCGGCGAGCGTGGAGACCCTGGACGACGAGTGCTTCTCGCCCTTGACCTTGAACCAGTATTTCGACTGCGTGTCGCCGTCGACCGGCCGCCACACGACGCCCTCGCCGATGCCGGCGAAGCCGAACGCGTTACCGACTGGGCACGCCTCCTCGACGCGCTCGGTGATCTCCACCATCTGGTTCTGCGCGACCCCAGGCAGATTGAAGTCGATGTCGATGCGCCAGGTCTGGAAGTCGTGGATGTTGAAGATCGGCACGCCAGGGGTGCGCAGAAGCTGCGCGGCGTCGAGCCATTGATCGTTCGCGTGTGCGGCGAAGATCACATACATCTTCGGGCACTGGCTGATCGCCACACCCTTCTGGATGCCCTGCCCGCACCACTCGCCGAAGATCGAGACCTCGGCGTCGTCCGCTAGATCCCAGTGCATGCGAATGTGCGTCAGGATGTCGCGGAGGGAAGACTCGAAAGGGCTGATGCCGTGAACAAAACCCTGGTTGTCGTCGCCGAGCGCCAGGATGCGATTGCGGCTCTGGTAGACCAGATCATCCTTGGGCGTCAGAGTGACGCCCGCATTGGTGCCGTGCAGCTTGACCGTTCCGACATAGGTGCGGGTGGCAGGAGCACGGTTCTCGTGCGCTGCCTGGTCCCGCTCGGCGCGAACCGCATGTCGAAACTGCTCGATTGATGGAAACTTCTTCAAGGTGTGCCCTTTCGAGTCTGTATGTGTGTTAACTAGCATGCACCGCGCTTACGTCAAGTGCATTTGTGTTGCTACGCATGCATTTTATTCGTCGATTCTCCAGATCGTTTTGCCGCGGTGGCTGATCTCGTAGATCGGCAGCGCCGTGAAGTTGTCGCACTTGCAGGCCACGCGCACGGCCTCGACCGCGGTGGCGCCCATTTCGAGCGCTCCCTGTGCGTAAGCCTCGCCGGAGCCGATCGCGAAGAACTCGGCGGTCAGTGGGCCGCTGATGAAGTCGGGGCCGGTCATGTAGAACGCCTCGCCGTTCTTCTGCACCGCGAGGAAGGTGAAGTGATCGGGCAGCGTCGTGTCTTCCGGCTTGCCCTTCTCCCACCAGTCGAGCACCGCCTCACCGCCGCCAGGTGTCGTCGTGCTGCAGCCCATGAGAGTGCCGTCCTTCATGCGACGGATCTTCACCTTGTTGCCGATCGGATGCTTGTCGCCGGCGTAAGCACGGCTGTCGGCCGCCATCCTCCCGTTGCGATAGGCGATGCAGGTCACAGCCTGATCCCCACGGTCGCGACACCCGCTTCCTTGAACATCTCCAGCGCGGCTTCCATGTCCTCGCGCCAGCGTTCGGGGACACCATCGGGGCTGATCTCGTAGACCACCCGCTTGATGCCGGCCTGAATCACATGCGCAGCGCAGCGCGAGCAGGGTTGAAAGACGCTCGTGTAGAGGGTCATGCCCCGAACGCTGCCCTGCGCGTTCAGAATCGCGTTCATTTCAGCGTGAATGACGCGCTGCAGCTTCTTGTCGCGGTTCGCGTAGACCTCTTCGTCGTCAGACAGTGAGCGCGGGAAACCGTTGTAGCCAGGGATTACGCGACCCAGGCTATCGACCAGCACCGCACCGACCTTCGTCGACGGGTCTTTCGACCACCGATCGCCAATGTGCCTGGCGAGCTCCAGGTAGCGCCTGTCCCACTTCTCGCGGCGCTCGCGCAGCCTGCGGTGCGACTCTCGCACGAGATCCTCGTGGCTCACTCGCCCAGCTTTCGATAGACGATGGTTGCGCCGCGCTGGACCGCGCGCACGATGCCCTCTTGCATGCCAGTCGACATGCCGCGATCGAGATAGACGGCGACGGTCTCGGCGTTGCGCCCCCAGGCGAACCCCGCCTCCATGCCGAGCTTGCGCTCTTCGGGGTCGAAGTCGTCCAGCATCTGCGTGTAGAGCAGGTGGCTCGCATACGGCGCCTCGCCGCGCTTAAGGCTGTCGAGCATGCAACGCCGAGCGTAGTCCTGGTTGCTCTCGAAGCTGTGGCCGTTTGACGGTGACAGAGGGGATTCAATGACGACTAGCTGCATGTGTGTAACCTGCTATGCGCTCCGCTTAAATCTTGGGGAAGGGTCGGCCGATGATGTCCATCGTCGCGATGCGAATGTTTCGCTCGGACCCGACGAACGTGGTCGGCATGGGGATGTTCTTGCCGAGCAGCTGCGCGAGACAGACCTCGCCGGTGCGATTGATCTCTTCGAGCTCCTCCGGCGACAGCTTCCACCGCGAGAACACGGTCATGCCGTTGAAGAAGGTCCAGGTGTCGGGGTGCTTGCCATGGGGATCGGAAAACACCTTGTTCGCGCCTGGGAACGCGTAATTTAATGCCATGTGATCTTGTTTCCTTCGTGAAGTTCCCAGCAGAGCCGATTGGGTTTGAGCAGCGTGGGCTTGCCCTTGTAGAAAGGAAGGCCAGCGGCCTTCATCTTCCACATCATGTCGCTGGTGCCGCGGCCTCCAGGGAAGGCCACGCCAATGTCAGGTTTGAACTCGCGCAACATGCGGCTGTTGCGCATCCGGCCGGCGCGGTGGCCGTAGAGATCCCACTCGTGCCGCGTGACCTCGTAATCCTTGGTCTCGATACCCATCGAGAGCGCCCACAGCTTGCAGAGCGTGTCCGCGCCTTCCGCATCGCCATGGCCGAGCACGGTGATGCCGAACGCCTTGTGGATCTTGAACAGGATGGGGTGAACCTCATGCACGAGATCGAACTCGCGACCGCCGGTGACCACGACGCGCATCAGAAGCTGCCGTATCCGTCGAGTGCTTCCAGCTGCTCCTGGGCCTCTTCCCTCTTGCGCCGCTCTTCAGCCTCGCGAGCCAGGCGCATCTTCTCTTCCTGCTTGCGCGCAGCTTCCTCGCGCTCGCGCCGCAGACGCTGAAACTCTTCTTGGATCCGCTGCGACTCCGCGACCCGCTCTTCCGACTTGCGGCCGGCGAACGCGTCTTCCTCGTTGTCGTAGTCGTCCCACGCCGACCGGACCTGGCCGCTGCGAATAGCGTCTGCGAGAGTTCTGCCTCGTGCCATGAAGTGCTTCTTGGTCCAGCTGTCAGGTTCGGGGTTGGAGATGGTGACCACGGACTTTGGGTTCATGACCCGCATTCCGCAGTTCCAGGTGATGTCCATCAGTCGTGGTAGGCGTATCCGACCACACAGGTCCGATCGACGGTGACATCATTGCCGCTGGTGACCAGGCCGGACGGACGAACCGTCACGGTCTCCGGCGTCGGCAGAGCCATGACATCAAAGATCGGCAGACCTTCGAGGGTGACCGGCGAGCGAGCAACGCTGTCGCAGCCAGCGGGCAGCGGATTGGCCGCGGTGACGTTGAGACCGATCTTGAGCGGGGTGCCAGGGGTCGGGGACCAGGTGCCCTCCCCGCAAGCCGGCAGCATGAATGCGATCGCCGCGACTGCAGCGAGAATGGTCTTCCTCATGATTGCTCCTGGTTGAGCACTTCGCCCAACGGGCTGCGCTCGATGAAATCTGCGAGTGTTTCGTCGGTGAGAGTGTCGAATACGACTTGCGTCTGATCGTCGCTCTCAAGCGCGATTACAGCGCGAATCTGATGGTCTGCAGCGTCTGACCACAGTTGCACCACTACGACGAGATCATCGTCTGGTGAGCGCTGCAGAAACGCGAGGGCTTGGCCCTCGCGATAGGTGAGCAGCTTTGCGAATTGTCGCGAGCGCGGTTGGGGTTCTGATTGCATGTGTGTCACCTTACACGCACTCGCGACAAATACAAGGGCGGACTTATCAGGCGAACTGATAAAGCGAGCTCTTGCGCTCGATGCAGCTGTAGTTGAGATCGCCACGAGCGCGCATGTAGCGAAGCTCACGGCCAGCGCTGTCGGGGGCGCAAACCACCGTCTCCTGAACGAACTCGGTGAGATCGCTCATGTGGAACGGCTTGTCGCGCTGAACGGACGCGAAGTCCTCGATTGCCTCCCTGATGAGGCTGCTGTTCGAGGCCATGTTACTGCGCCGCGAGCGCCGCGACGGCGGTGCGCTTGACCTTGCGAAGCGTCCCGTTCGGGGCGTTCACGGAGTCGATGTGCGCAACGATGTCGGAGAGCGCCGTGTTCGAGCGGTTGAGCTCATAGCGGGTGCGGCCGAGTTCAGCCGACAGCCGCAGATTGCGAGCCGCGGATTCCGTCAGCAGCCCCGACAGGGCGATGGCGTTAGCCTTGGAAGTCGCCTTGGGCTGGCGACGGCGGAAAAACGAGAACAACTTACCTCTTCCTTTCATGGTTGGCCGGCGGCCCGAAGACCGCCGGCTGGGTTTCCCTAGAGTGTGCGAGCCACCCCATGGAACTTGGTCGCGACGGGGAACCGCGGGATTCCGTCCGGCGTGTATGCGAAGAATTGCACGGTCACGACATTGTGATCCTCGTGCAGGAGCTCGCGAGCGCGCTCCATCGAGCCCTTGATGCCAGCTCCGAACTCGCGGCCGTCAGGGAGCTGACAGACCACGCGCTTTGCCATGCCTGACCAATTACCGAGACCTTCCTCGATGCGGATGACCTTGAACTCGTCGTCCTGGAACTCCTTGCGCTTCAGGAGCGACTTGGAGCGCTTCTGCTCGTAGGCGGTCGTGGGAGAGCGCCAGATCGAGCCCTCGTAGCCTTCGGTGAGCCAGCGGCCATGCAGGTCGGCATACTGCTCGCTGGTGTCCACGCGCAGCGTCTCGACCAGATGGATGCCCGCAGGGACGCCGTGAGCAAACAGACCGACGATCGACGCGTGACGATCGGTGTAGCCGCCGCTCGCGCTCGGCATGTCGTAGATGTGGAATTGGACCTTGGCGCGGATCTCGGCGAGCCGGTCGGCGCTGGGGTTGGCCTTCTTCACGAGGCTGATGATCTCGTTGAAGTCGTCCTTGAGCTCGTGGTTGTAGAGCTCGCCGTCGAGGATGAGATCGGGGTCGGCCGCGAACAGCGGAGCCAGCGTCTCGATGATGTGCGGGGCGCCAGGGATTTCCTTGCCCTGCCGGCTGAACAGACCCTCGACCGTCGCGATGCAGCGAACGCCGTCGAGCTTCGGTTGCGCCCAACCAGGGGTGAAGTCCTCATACTTGTTCGCGAGCATGGGCTTGAAGAAATGCGCGCCATTGGCGAGCGCAGCGTCGGCGGTCTTGTGATACTCGCGCGTCAGCTTCTGTTCGTAAGCGGCCTCGATCTCGAACGTGGCCTGGGCGACCGGATCTCGCTCGTTCGCGCGGCCGATATTCGTGCCGCCGCACTGCGTCCATTCGGTCGTGGTGATCGCGCCGTCAGCGAGACCGCTGTGGGTGCGATGTCTGGAACCATCCTGCTCCATGAACCAAACGCGCAGCTTTCCCTTGCTGTCGCGCTTGAAGATGGTGTCGAATACCTTTTGCATGGTGCCCTTTCGTGACGTTGTGTGTGTTGTTTAGCATGCGCGCTTCGCATGTCAACATGGGATAGCGCGGGAAGCGCTACCCCTTGATGTTGACGATCTGGCGAAGGCGATGCTCGATCGCCACCAAGTCCTTCTGCGCGTCCATGACGGCGCCGATGTCCTTGTAGGCCGCGGGACTCTCGTCGATCACTCCAGCGTCGGTGCGAGCGGAGATACCCTTCATCGCTTCCTTGTGCTGGTCGAGCGAGATCAGTTCCTTGGCCTTGGTGCGGCTCATGACGCGGCCGGCGCCGTGCGAGCAGCTACAGAAGCTGTCGGCGTTACCCAGGCCGCGCACGATGAAGCTGCCGGTGCCCATCGAGCCAGGGATGATGCCGAGATCACCCTCGCGAGCGCGCACCGCTCCCTTGCGGGTCACCCACACGTTCGCGCCGAAGTGGTGTTCCTTGGTCGCGTAATTGTGGTGGCAGTTGATCGCCTGTTTGTCGGTCTTGAACGCCGGCAGATTGTCTCGAAGCACCTGCATCACGCGGCTCATCATGATCTCGCGGTTCTTCATCGCGTAGTCCTGCGCGAAGGTCATGGCCTCGATGTAGTCGTCGAACTCCGGCGAGCCCTCGGCCAGGTAAGCGAGATCCTTGTCCGGCAGGAAGAAGTTGATGTGGTTCCGCTCCATCAGCTCTTTCGCCTTGTCGATGAAATAGGTGCCGATGCGATTGCCGGTGCCGCGCGAGCCGCTGTGCAGCATGACCCACAGACGATTGTCCTCGTCGAGGCAGAGCTCGATGAAGTGGTTGCCGCCGCCCATCGACCCAAGCTGGTCGGTGGTCTTGCCGTCGACCTTCGGGTGCTTGGCAACGATGTCGCGCCAGCGAGCCTCGAAGCTGTCATACCAAATCTTCGAGATCGCGTTCGGCGTGATCGTCCAGCCGCCCTTGGTGAAGTTGCAGCCTTGGGTGCTCTCGAACCCCTTCGGCACGACGCGCTCAATCTCGGCGCGCAGCGCATCCAGGTTATCCGGCAGCTGGTCGGCCGTGATCGTGGTGCGCCAGGCCATCATGCCGCAGCCGATGTCCACACCAACCGCGGCGGGAACGATTGCCTGCTTCGTCGCGATCACCGAGCCGATGGTCGCGCCCTTGCCCATGTGAACGTCCGGCATGCCGGCGACATGGCTGTGAATGAACGGAAGGCTCGCGATATTGCGCAGCTGCTGCATCGCCCCACCCTCGAACGGAGCGTGGCTGTCCCACAGCTTCAACGGCGCGCGGCCGGTCTCGTGAACGCTAAACATCTATGCCCTTTCTCTTTGTGCGTGTCGTTTAGCATACGCGCGCGAGCGGTCAAGGTGGCAAGCGTGTGTTTCTCTATGCGACTTCCCGATCGGGAACTCTGTCCCAAAAATGTATACAAATTTCGGACAATCTTCCCGATCGGGAAAATGGTGAGCCGGGCGGGAATCGAACCCGCGACCTGCAGATTAAAAGTCTGCCGCTCTACCAATTGAGCTACCGGCCCACGCGAGTCGAATTAGGGCGCTTGCCTTCGCCCCGCAACCGTGTTCAGTGAGTTCAGTATTTCAGTGAAAGTTCAGTGATTTTTGAGCCCATTCAGTCCCTTCCAGTCCCTCCAGTCCCTTTCGGGGGTGGTCGAAAACCGCAGAAAACCGCAGTTTTCAGGGGTATTTGGGAGATAGACCTACGGTCTTTTAATCCGAAGCATTGAGCGAAAAAGCGCTTCGACATCAGTCACTTAGACTTCAGTGATTTTAGCAGAAGCGCTAATTTCAGTGAAAGTTCAGTGCTTTATGACGCCCTGCGACGAGTGAAATCGACCGTCACCACATTATCGCCGGCATTCGCCGGCTCTTCGACTACCGGCCGCGCCGCGAGCTTCTCGGCCTTGCGCGCAGCAACCGTGTTGAGACCCTGGCGCACATCGTCGAGGTTGGCGTGAGCATAGCGCTTGGTCGTGGCAATGTCGGTGTGTCCGAGCAGCCGCTGGGCGATCACGAGATTGTTGGTCTCGCGCAGGATCCTCGTCGCGGTCGTGTGTCGCAGATCGTGGAACCGGAAGTCGGAGACGCGCGCCTCTTCGAGGACTTCCTGCCACCGATCGCGCCAGCCCCAAGGCGTGTAGGGATAGCGCTCGCCGACGACGCGATGCTGGCCCTCGGCCTTGCGACCGCCGCGGACACAGACATAGGTGAAGACCTGCTCGACGCCCTCGACATGCGGCTGCGACTCGATGATCTCAACCATTCGGTCGGTGAGCGGGATGGTGTGCCGGCGCTTGAGCTGACCCTTCGTTTTCATGACGAAGGTCGCCTCCATGTCGATCAGGTTCACATCGTCCCACTTGAGGCCGGTGCAGGCTGACTTGCGCTGTCCCGACAGGAGCGCGAACTCCACCAGGGGTGCCATGTCGGGGTAGAGATCCAGGAGAGTGCGGAACAGCCGCTCTTCCTCGTCCGGCTTGAGCTCGCGGATGCGCACCGTCTCGGCGGTCATGTCGATGATCTCGCCCCACTCTGGCTCGATACCCACCAGGAAGCCATTGCGCTTGGCGTGCTTCCAGACCTGGCGCATGTAGGCGATCTCGCGATTCACACTGGCGCCGGAGAGCGGCTTCTTGCGAATGCTGATCGTCGAGCGGCGCGTGTCGTAGTATTTCTGCAGATCGCGGTGGGTCAGCGTGTGGAGCCAGGTATCGACGCCGAGCTCAACGCACAGGCTCTCCCCCATGCGCTGCATATCCTTGAACGACGACATGCGACACGCCTTGTCGTTCTCGTATTTCTCGACCGCATCGCCGAGCTTAATCGCGCTGATGTCGTTGGTCGCGAGCGGGGGCGCCTTGCCCTCGATCACATCGGCCTGGCGCTTTAGCTCGGCTCGCTTGGCGGCGACGAACTCTTCTGCTTGGCGAGCCGTGCGGCAACTCGTTGAGCCATCGAACCTCTGCCCACGGACGGCAAGGGAGCAATACCAGTAGGGACTGTTCGGCTTCGCGTAACAGTTCTTGGGCCTTTTACCGATGGGTTGTTTTGCGTCTTCCGGCATTTCCGCGCCTCCCGTTGCCTAGTCTTCCAGGCATCGAACTCCGCGCGGGAGACGCGTCGATGGGTGCTACCGATCGGCACGCACACCATTTGGTCCATGAGACGCCCAGCCTGCTTGGCGCTGATTTTCAGCTCCTTCGCAATATCGCTGCGCGTCAGGTGCTCCCGCTCTGGATTCGCTGCTGCATGTGCAATAACACATTGGTCGCCCGACGCAATGGGCGACTGATATTGCTGGATTTCCTCGAAGGGAATCACTCGTGCGGTGGCGGGCATGCGTGTGTCGTTAGACATGCATGCATTAGGCGTCAACGCTTTTCTGCGTGTGTGTCACTATCCACGCGCTTGCGGGGCCACTCGCGAAACCAGGCGCGAGTGTAAGCCGCCGGCGAGTAGTTCTCGGCGAGCCAGATCCAGAAGGACAGGTTGCCGAACTGCCACATCACTCGCCCTTCTCCTGGGGAATCGCGTCCCTCGACGGATACTTGCAGCCGTTCTCGCACTCGTCGTTGCCGTTCGGCCGACGCTCGCGCATGACGCCCCAGGCGCCGCACTTGGGGCACTTGCCGTAGGGGCTCCAGATGCGCGTGGTCATGCGGCCCTCCGCAGACGCGACTGGAGAGCGCGCCGAGCCTTGCGGTTCATCGGGGTGCGCAGCTTGTCGGCCAGCGACTTCAGCTGCAGCAATTCCTCCTTGCTGTAGCGCTCATGGAGCTCGCGCTTCGCCTGCTCGACCTGTTCGAGCGTCGGTTTCACATCGAATGGATCGAGCTCGTCGATCAGGGTGGGGCTGGGTCCGTAACTCATGATATTTTGCACCTGCTGGGGATTTGTCCTTGGTGGTGGAAATAGGTCGCGAGGGCGTTGTCGTGCTGACAGGACTCGCTCCAGGTTTCGCGCATCGCCGGAGCGCATTTCAGGTAGACCTCGCCGGCGGTGGCCGGCGCAGTCAGACCGAGCGCGAGCCCAGCGACAAACCAGAAGAGACGCTTAGTCACGACGCAGCGCCTCGCGAATCTTGCTGCCGTTCCGCTTGAGATCGTCGAGAATGATCCGGCGAATGTAAGCCTGGTCACCATCCTCGAAGCGCTTCGCCGGTGCGATGCGGACGAAGAAGTGCCGAACGTGTGTTCCGAGCACGGTCTTCGAGAACCGATCGAGGACGGTCACGGCCAGGATATATCCCGCACAGAGCGAGACGGTCCCGACCGCGATGAAAGCACCGAGCGCTGCACAAGCGGCGGCAAATCCGAGCATTAGAGGCAGCTTTCAGCCGGCTTGTGGTCGTTGATCTGCTTGCGAACGCAGTCGTAGAACTCACGGAAGGTGTTGAACCTCACGCCGAGCGTTCCATACTGCTGAAGCAACGTGGCGTAGGCGTTGGTGAGAGTGCCCATCTCGCCGTTCTGCAGCGGCTGGACCTTCTCGACCGGCGCCGTGTCAGTGCTGGCTGGAGCCGATACTGGAGTTGACGGCGGCAGCGACAGCTTGGAGGTCGTCGAGCACGCCATCAGTGAGAGCGCACTGGCGATACACAGGATTGCTCTGAACTTCATCGTGGATCCTTTCGATCTTGGTTTGGGTGACGATTTTCACCTGCTGCTGGCGCTGGACGGACAGGGCCGCGTAGCGCTGCTGCAGGAGTTTCAACTGGGTGTTGTCGGCGTCAGCGCGCTTGTTCGCGGCCTCGACCTGGGCTCTGGCCTGCGCCTGCGCAGCGCCGAACCCGTTGGCATACGAGACCTTCTCGACATGCTTGACGTATGTGTAGGCTGAAACGCATGCAGCGACGATAGCAAGACCCACGAGCACCTGCTTCCAGTTCTTCTTGAAGAACTTGCCGCAGCCGAACAGGAACTTGGCGGCGCCAGGGAAACGAAGGGCGAGGCCGGCGATCGGGCCGAGCGCGAGACCAGGAAGAGCAGTCATTAGTGAACGGTTCCTTGTGCGAGCTTCGGCGGGACTGGACGCGTGCCCTGATTGAGCAGCGCCGCGAGATCGCTGAAGCGGTGGTTGAGGGTTTCGGCGACGAGGGAATCTTCGCCCTGCGTCGTCTTGAAGACTGGCTCCCCAGTCTTGACGTAAGTCGAGCCGACGAGCTCGACGAAGGCGCGTGCCGCGGCGATCGTCTGACCCTGCCAGGCAAGCAGCCTGAACGCTTCGGCCAAGTCTCCTTCGAGCCTCTCGATCAGCGCCTTGTCGTTGATCGTGTTCTGCGCGAGGAACTCTTCGAGCGAGCCAGCGGCCGGCAGGATCTCGGAATAGCGGTGCTCCTCGGCGTCGAACTCGCCAGGGATTTCCTCGACGACGATCTCCGCATCGAGCTCCGGCAGCCGGCCGAGCCAACGTGGGCGGTTCTTAAACCCCAACATTGACGAGCTCCGGTTCCTGGACGGTTCGAGCGTCGATGCCCTTCGCGCAGTCGAGCAGCTTCTGCGAGATCGAGAGAGCGATAGCGCGAGCGTATGAGGGGCACTGGATAGCTTCGAGCAGCGTCTTGGTGCGGTCTGCGTGGTCTGCAGCGAGCGTTGCGAGCGTGTTGTCAGCGGTGCCCATGTCGTCGAGCAGCGCGACATCGTTGCGCAGCAGAGCGCGGGAGAAGTCAGGCGCCATAGCCGACCTCTTTCTCGAACGCGTCGAGGGCAGCGTCGGCGGTCTTACCGTCGATCTTGAGGTAGGGGGTCACCGCGATCAGGACGCGCGTGGCGAGATCCATCAACGAACTGTCGTTGAAGACCATGTTGTCCACATAGTCGTAGTCGTAGTGATCGAAGTCGTGGATGACCGCCGGCCCATCGGGGTTGTTGATCGCGAGAACGAAGCCGCCGTTGGCCTTGATGACGGAGGGTTGCGAGCGCCGTAGGCTACCAAACGATATGGGATGCTGAACCCGTTCCGCTCGCAACTGCTCCACAGCCATTTCGACCCAGTAATTCGGGCCATACTTACGCTCGTAGACCTGGCCGTAATCGCCGAGCGCTTGGCGAACGGTCATGGTCTGACCGAAAGCCTGACAAAGCTGTGCTTTCCCCTCCTGGGTGGTCACCTGTTCATGGGTGAGACCGAACTCTTCCATCGCGCCTCGACGGAGCGCCTCTGCATCATCGCGGGGCTCAACACCGAGCAGCGCGAGAAACCGCTGCGCCGTGGACTTTCCGTGCTTGGGATAGCCACAGATCCCGATCATCGGGGGGAGGGGCATTTGGATCGGGGTGTCCACGACGCAGCGTTCCATTACGCGACTAGATCGGCGACTTTGCCGGCGACCCGCTTCGCGCGCGCCGCGACCTCAAGGGCCGCGCTGTGCTCGGCTTCGAGCACCTTGATCGCTGCTGCCTTGTCGGCCGCCGCAGCGGACTGGTTGGCAGCAACATCTTCGAGCTTGGCGACGGCCTTGTTCAGACCGGAAATTGCCCGCTCGATAGTCCCCGCGTCACGAATTGCGGGGATCTGGTTCACAAAGGGAACTCGCTGCAGAGCGAGAACCACAATCGAGATCAGCAGATTCATTTAAATGCCCTTTCCTGTGCTTCTTCTGCTTCAATGAGTGCATGTGTAACGACACACATTCACTTAAGCAACAGAAAAATGGGCGGCAGGTGAAAATTATTGATCGAGCAGGTCGCGGAGCGCTTTGCGGTCGGCGTCGGAAAGCTGGTCGATGTTCTTGAGCAGCTGCTGGACAGGCTTGGGGAGATCCGCGAGCGCCTTGTTCTGCAGGTTCATGATGGCTTCGAGCCGTTCCCTGGTCAGCAGCAGGATCGCCGCGGAGACGACATCAGACAGGCGACAGCCCACCTGGTCCTTGAGCTTCTGTGCATGGTCCCACGCACCCACGCTCACCTTGGTCGTGACAGTCCGCAGCGCGAGATCGATTTGGAGTTTCTTCATGCTGCCATTCCTACGGGTGCCGCCGGCCGGAAACCAAGGCCAGCGAAGTCAAAGTCTTTGCCGCGAGGGATGATACCCTCGACGAAACCAGGCGTCTGCTCGACGATCGCGCGGCGCTGCTTCGAGTGCGAGATCAGGTGCTTGTTGTTCCCGTCCTCGAAGTCGACCACGAACGCGGCATTCGGCATCGGTGGCTTCTTGCCGCGGAGACCACGGCCGATACGCTGGCGGATGGCAACCTCGGCCTTACCGCCGCCCATCATCACCAGGACGCCAATGCCTGGAACGTCGACGCCGACATCGAGAATGGTCGAGCCGATCACATAGTCGTAGGTGCCGTTGCGCAGCTTGTTGAGCGCGTCGTCACGCTTGTCCTTGTTGCTCTCGCCGAAGATGTAGGTGCCGCGCAGCCCATACTGCTTGAGCATTTCGTGCAGAATCTTGCCGTGCTTCTGGCGCTTCACGAGCATCATCGCAGACAAGCCCCAGCGGGACGCGCGAATGACCTCTGCCACGCCGCACTTGTTGCGGTAGTGGTTGGTGACCACGCCCTGCTCTTCAGCCTTCTGCCAGTTGGTGCCGCGACGAAGCGTCGGCGGCTGCTCTTTCGGACCAATCGGGATGAACTTGAAATAGGGACGCGCGAGAATGCCGCGCTCGATCAGCATCTGCTCGCTGACCTCCAGCCGGATCGGGCCAAACATCCCGACCAGGCGCGCGTTGCTTTCGCCGTCGCGCATCAGAGGGGTCGCGGTGAGCGCGAGACGGTAGTGCGCCTTGCGCATCGCCTTGCAGACCTCGAAATAGCTGTTGCCGCCGGCCTCGTGGGCTTCTTCGGCGATCAGGAACTCCACGGTGTCCATGAAGTCGCGCGCTTCCTGGGCACGACGCTCGTGGCGATCGGCGCCGAGCTTAATCTCGGCCGCGGTCATTTTGAGGACATCGGGCTTATACTCGCCGATGCGATCGGCCAGCGTCTGAACCATCGCCAGAACGACATCGCCGGAGGTGTCCCAGGTGCCGTCACCGCAGTAGCTGACCTTGAAGCCAGCCTCTTCGAGCGCTTCACCCATCTGATAGAGAAGCACCTGACGCGTCGTGATGAACGCGGTCTTGCGACCAATGCGCTTGATACAGAGCGCAGCGATGCGCGACTTACCACCACCAGTTGCTACGCGCGCGATGAAGCTCCCATGCTTCTCCAGAATGCGCATGGCCTTGAACTGATAGTCGCGGTTGTCGTCGCGAGCGAAGCTATCGACCAGCGGTGCGTCCGGCGTGGGAAGCGGTCCCTGTGCAGGCGGCAACGGCTGCCGGTGGATCTGCGGGGTGTAGCCGCGGTCATTGAGGATCGCGAGCGCGGTGGGAACGAAGCCCGCCGGAAACTTGCCCGACTGCCAGTCGTAGAGGGTCGAGCGACCATCCCAGCTGCCGAGCCCCATGTGCTCGTAGCCCTCGACGATGTAAGACATCGCGTCCGACAAGGCGAGCTTGGTCGGATCATCGATGCCGTCCACCAGGGCGACAACGGGGTTCATAAGGACGCGAGCGATCTGCATTCGAGCGACTATATTACCAAAACAATGCAAGGTTGTCTAGGGTTACCATTTTTAGCATACCGCAATCGTATTACCACTTTTGAGCAATCTTTTCTCTTCCATCTGTAGGCGTTTTCCTGTAGTATGTGCCTTATGACACACATGCAGCAGGCGCAATATCAACTGCTCGACCCTAATGTGATCCAGCCGAATCCCTGGAACACCAATGTCGTGTCCCACGAAAACGAGCAGAAGCTCCGCGCCTCGCTGGAGCGGAACGGCATGTTTAAGCCAGTGCTCGTGCGGGAACTCGACGATGGTTCTGTCCAGTCGATCGGCGGATGGCACCGCGTCGAACAGGCAATCGAACTCGGCTGGACCCAGGTTCCGGCAATCAACCTCGGCCGCATCAGCGAAGAGCGCGCCAAGGAGATCAGCCTCGCGGACAATGCGCGCTACGGTATCGACGACACCCTGAAGCTCTCCGAGCTCCTCGGCGATCTCGACACCCAGGCGATCGAGAACATCCTGCCGTGGTCGGCCGGCGACATTGCTGCCCTCACCGCCTCCCTCGCCGTCGATGTCGAGAACCTCGACCTCGATGAGCCAGTCATTCCCGACCAGGAAGAGGATGACACCCCTCCCCCAACCAAGCCGGTCAAGACCCACCAGGTTCTCCGTTTCCGTTGCTCGGTCGCGGATGCCGCGGCGATCTCGGACAAGATCCGGTCGGTCATGGTCCAGGAAGGCTTCAATACCGAGGATGACCTGACGAACGCCGGCAGTGCCCTCGCCCACGCCCTGCTGAACAGCGGCCTGGTCCAACTCGAAGTCGAGGATGTCACCGATGCCTCTGCGTGACGATCTGCCGGACGACGAGCAGGAGGAAAAGCCGTGGTGGAAGTTCCCCGACTGCGCCGGCTGTGCGAACCGCATGAAGCGGCGAACCTGCGGCGGCTGCGACAACGGCGAGTTCTTTGAGGAGCCTGAACCGGAAGGGCTCGACAGTTTCTTCGGACGGAGTGCATGGTGAGTAACACACAGACGGCAGACCCCTATCAGCTGGTCCAGTTGCCGACCCAGCTTTGGGACATCGGCGATGTGAAGCCCTACGAGCGGAACACGAAGGTTCACTCGAAGGAGCACATCGAGAAGCTCAAGAAGTCGATCCGCGAGCGCGGACTCTTCGACGCCCTGATCGTCGACATGGACGGCGTGATTATCGCCGGCCACGGTCGCTTCCAGGCTCTGACCGAGCTTGGGCATGTGAAGGTGCCGGTGAAGCACGCTGCGCACCTGACCAAAGACCAGGCTGACGCCGCGCGCATCGCGCACAACAAGACCGCCTCGACCGAATACGACAGCGAGTTCATGGCTGAAGAAATCCGGCGCCTCTCGCAGAGCACGGAGATCAACCTCGACGAGCTTGGCCTGGACGATGGGGAGCTCGACTTCCTGGTCGAGGATCTCGGATCCATGAACATCGACGCGATCTCCACTGACCTCGACGCCGACATCGACGCCCAGGAGGAAGAGACGGCCGAGAAGGTCAAGGCGACCGATGGGAGCTCCGAGAAGGTCACCAAGGTCTTCGGGTTCAACAGCGTGCCGATCGCCGCGGTGAAGCATGTGCGAAGGTTCCTGGCTGACATCGAAGCCGAGACCGGCCTCAAGGGCGAGGAAGCGTTTGTGGAGTGGGTCGGTGCCCGCTAACCCGCTGTCCGTAACCCTCAATAAGAGCTTTCAGACCCGCGTTGAGCGGAGCGATCGAGTTATCAAGGTCGCCGAGGCTTTCGGGCTCGGTCTGGAGGACCGTGTATTCACCGTCCTGGATGAGGTAAAACTCGACGTAACCCCCGGCGATGTAATTTACATCAATGGTCAGTCCGGCGCTGGGAAGTCCGTGCTGCTGCGCGAGCTTGCGGAAGCGCTGCGCCAGAATGGACAGCGGGTCTCCAACATCGATGAAGTGCGCTTCGACCAGGCGCCCCTGATTGACCAGATCGGCGGCGACAGCATGGCCGAGGCGATCCGCCTCCTCTCGATCGCGGGGCTCTCGGATGCCTACCTCTACATTCGTCAGCCGGCAGAGCTCTCCGATGGACAGCGTTACCGCTTTCGCCTTGCGAAGCTCATCGAGGAAAATGCAGACGTATGGGTAGCTGACGAGTTCGGCGCGGTCCTCGATCGCGTCACGGCCAAGATCGTCGCCTGGAACATGGCGAAGACCGCTCGCGCTTACGGAAAGACCCTGATCGTCGCTACCACCCATACCGATCTCGTCGAAGCCCTTGCCCCATCCATCAAAGTTACCAAGCGCTTCCACGACCGTATTCGCGTCGAGTCAGTGCATGCTGAATGACACGCATGTAGCGCCCCAAGTTCTCGAATGCAACGAAGATTTTCCCTGGGAAGTCGAGTGTTGCAACGACAAGCCGCGCCTGGACCTGATCGATCACATGACCGTGCAACGCGGCACGATCGATGATTGGCGCCAGTTCGAGGCGTTGCACTACAAGCAGTCCGGCACCCTCCCCGCCGGAAGCCACCACTTCACGCTGCAGCTCGACGGCGAGGTCATCGGCGTGCTGGTCATGGCATCGCCGAAGCTGCTGCTGAAAGAGCGCCATGTCGTTCTGCCGAAGCTGAAGCCGACCGGCCAGGACACGAAGATCACCAACCAGTTCCGCATGAAGTGGATCAACGCCAACATGAGCGTGGTGGCTCGCGTGGTCGTGGACACGATGTATCGCGGCGCCGGCCTGGCCCAGCGGTTCACCAACATCGCGAGCCGGATGGAAGCCAAGCGGTTCATCGAGATCCAGTCCTCGATGTCCAAATACAACCTGTTCGCCCACAAGGCGGGTTTCCAGTTCGTGAAGCCGATGCGGTCGAACAAATACGATGTCGGCATCAAGTTCTTCCGCTCGACCTTCGACAGCGATCCGGCCGATCTCGAAGCGATCCTGGAGGAATGGAGCTCGAAGCCTGACACCGAGCGCGAGGCGATCATGGCCGCCACGAAGGAGTTCTACTACAAGCACTCCGCGCTGGAGAAGACCGGCAAGTCCCTGGGCGGCGTTGGCGAGGCACGCGTGGCAAAGATGTCCATGCGCGATTGCGTCCATGCGCTGCAGCAGATGGTGCTCGCGAGCCCGCTCTACGGCATCTACACGAATCCCGATGTCGGCCGCACCGATCTGCCGGCACAGATCCCGCTCACCTGGTTCGACAATCAGCCGACCAACGCGAAGTTGATCCTGCCATGAGCATCTCGGCCTACCCCAAGCGCCGCGGTGCATACTGCACGCCCAAGCAACTCGCGATCCTCGCGGAGCTCGTGAAGGGCAACCCCGATGGAACGCCGCTGGATGTCTACCAGCTGCTCGAACGCTGCGCGCCTGGAACCGCACGCGGGTCAATGATCTGCTCGCTCCGGCATCTCGCCGGCCACGGTCTCATTGCTGAAGCGGGCAAGATGAAGCGCCGCAACCGCATGATGCAGACCTACGTCGCGACCCCACTGGGAGCAAACATCGTGAGGCCGGCTAACCTGCCGGTATCGCCGTGAGTTCGCCCCTTACGCGTATACGCACGCGTGGTCGCGCACGCGTGTCTGCACGCCGGAGTGTGTGCGTAATGCGTGGGCGCTCGCAGGTGTCTGCGTGTCTACGCGCGCTTTTAAGTATTTATATTATATACTTATCTCTGAGTCTGAATCAGAATCAAAGATTCAAGATTCGAGAAGATTCTCAAACGGTATGTTCTTCTGAAGAAGAACGGGCTGCGCCCCGCTTTTTGTCATTTCAAGGATAACCCCTCGGCGTTCTCGACGAATGTCAGGAGTTTGTGATAAGCTACACACATGCACGGAGTTCAATCGTGAGTAACCAGAAGATGCTTTCCCCCGCAGACTGGGCACAGGTCGTGACCCTCTACAGTCGCGGCGAGAAGACCGTGCGCGATCTCGCTGACCAGTTCGGCGTGTCGCCCCAGGCTATCCACAAGGGTCTGCGTCAACGCGGGATCACCAAGGGCTCGCGCATCGCCGATGTCGAGGGCGAGATCGAGGATGAAGCCGAGAAGGCTCGGCGAGAGAAGGTGAAGGCTGCGATCGCCAAGGCCGATCAGTTCGGCAAGTTCAACGAGTTCTTCGTCCAGATCCTGGTCAAGCGCATCCGTGACGCCAACGAGAACGGGAGCCTCGCTGCCGCGAACGGGGATGTCATCACCATCAAGAACGCGATGGCAACGCTCGCGAAGGGCCGCTCCGAGGCGTGGGACATCCACAAGATCGAGGAGATGCTGCAGGAGAGCGAAGAGCTCGCGACCCTGAATGTCGGCGAATACACCGAGGACGAGCTCGAAACGATCAGGGCCGCCAACGAGGAAGCCTACCAGGCGTCGATGGAGGACATCGATAACCTCGTGCTCGATGAAGACGAGGGCGACGAAGAGGACGGCGAACTGGCCGACTAATCGTGTCCTACTTCCCAGTCCCGAAAATCCAGCTGAAGCTGCACAACGCGCAAGCGCAGGTGTTCCGGCACCCTGCCCGTTTTCGCGTGCTCGTCGCCGGCCGACGCTTCGGGAAGACCCACCTTGCCCGCACGGAGATCATTCGCGCCGCCAAGGGCAAGGGGCGGAAGCTCATCTGGTATGTCGCGCCGACCTTCAGCATGGCCCGCGAGATCATGTGGGACGAGCTACTGGACGCTCTGCCCAAGGAATGGATCAAGAAGACCCACGAGACGCGGCTTGAGATCCGGCTGGTCAACGGCACCGTCATTCAGCTCAAGGGCGCCGACCGTCCTGACACGCTGCGTGGCCGCGGCGTCAACTTCATCATCCTCGACGAGTTCCAGGACTTCCGGCCGGAGGTTTGGACCAAGGTTCTGTATCCGACGCTGACGCAGACCAAGGGCAACATGCTCTGCATCGGCACGCCGAAGTCCTACAACCACTTCTACGAGCTCTACCGGATGGGGCAGCTCGAAAAGAACCGCCGCAGCGGCCAGTGGTGGAGCTGGCAGTTCCCGACGATCATGTCGCCGTTCTTTCCGCCCTCGGAAATTGCGTTCGCGCGTGCTCACCTGGATCCCAAGTCCTTCCGCCAGGAGTTCGAGGCGAGCTTCGAGTCCATGTCCGGCCGCGTCTACTACGCGTTCGACCGGAACAGGCATGTCGGCAAATACCCGTTCAATCCGCGGCTCCCGATCATCATCGGTCAGGACTTCAACGTGGATCCGATGTCGTCGGTCATCATGCAGATTCAGCCGAACGGTGACATCTGGATCGTCGACGAAATCCACATGCCGAGCTCCAACGTGGTCGAAGTCTGCGAGGAGATCGATCGGCGCTACTTCCGCAACAAGAACCAGATCACGCTCTACCCCGACCCTGCCGGCGCGAACCGCAACACCTCGCGCGGCGAGTCCGACCTGGACGTTTTCCGTGAGCGTGGCTTCAAGAAAATCCTCTACAAGAAGAAGCACCCGCTGGTCAGCGACCGCGTGGCGATCGTCAATTCAATGTTCAAGTCCGCGGACGGCACCTGCCGGATGTTCGTGGATGAGCGGTGCAACAAGCTGATCGAGAGTCTGGAGCAGACGATCTACAAGGCCGGCACTCCCCAGGTCGATAAGAGCCAGGGCATGGAGCACATGGCCGACGCGCTCGGCTACCCAATCCATTACCTCTTCGGCCAGCGGTTTAAGAAGCTGATAGGCTTCAACTATTAACGATTCTTAGTGATGGACAACACACATGCAGTGGCGTAAAATCGCCACGCTACCCTGAAAGGAATCGAAGTGGAAACCGTCAAGAAGTTTGTGTTCAATCGGACGTTCATGCTCGCCGTCGCGACTGTCGTCTCTGTCATCGCCGGCGCTCTCGGCTACCAGATCCCGCATGTGCCGGAGACCTGGGTGAGCCTCGCTCTCGCCGTCGCAACTGGTCTGCACGCCGTCAGCGCGCAAGAGGCTGCCTACCTGCAGGGGCTCATCGAGTCCGCGCAGGAGCAGAACACCACGACCCCGACTGCCTAAACTTTCCCTGTGCCCATAGTGCATGCGTGACAACACGCATGCACTATGGTATTCTTTGGCGGTCATGACTATCGCGCTCGCCACCATCAAATCCGCCACATCCGAGCAGCTGCTCGCCATGGTGAAGCGCCGTCACCCCGAATATAGCGAGAAGTCCGATCACTGGGACTTCCTCGAACTGTCCTACAAGGGCGGTCGCGAGTGGATCGACAAGAACATCTTCACCTACCACAAGGAAGGCAAGAAGGAGTTCCGCGCTCGTAAGGCGCGCGCCTACCGCTTCCCGCACAGTCGCGAAGTCATCAGCCTCGTCAACAAGTATGTCTTCAAGGGCGCGATCGACCGCAAGGCCGAGGACGCGCTGCCCACCGAGATCCGTGACTTCTGGAAGGCATCGACGCTCCTGAAGCGGCCGATCGCCGACCTTATGACCGCACTCTCCACCTGGACCTCGACGTTCGGGCGGATTTGGGTCGTGGTCGACAACAACATCCCCGCCGGCGTGCAGTCGGAGGCCGACCGCAAGGAATCTGGTGGCCGCGCTTACGCCTACCACATCAAGCCGATCGACGCGCTCGACATGGCCTACGATGAGGACGGCGAGCTCGAATGGTTCATCAACCGCGAATACTACCGCAACGACGCCGACCCGATCACTGCGGGTGGGCTATCGATGCGCTATCGCCTGTGGACCAAGGACTTCTCGATCCCGATCACCGTCCGCAAGGAAGGCAATGAAGAGATCGCCGAAGTCGGGCAGGAAACCGAATACAACCTGGGCATCGTGCCGATCTTTCCGGCCGACCACCTCGACAGCGAGGAGCTCTACACGAGCCTCGGACTGATCGATGATGTTGCCTACCTCGATCGCGCGGTGGCGAACTATCTCTCGAACCTCGATGTCATCATCCAGGACCAGACCTTCAGCCAGCTGGCGATCCCGTTCCAGGGACTCCTGCCGAGCGAGAACAGCGCCGACCCCGACGACGATGGTCAGAGCGACGAGCTCCGGCATATCCAGCAGATGGGCACCAAGCGCGTGTTCGCCTACAACGGTGAAGGTGGCTCCCCGCCGCAGTTCCTGTCGCCGGACGTTAAGCAGGCCGACCTCATCATGCGCGCCGTCACCAAGATCGTCGGCGAGATTTACCACTCGATCGGCATGGCCGGCGAGCGCACCAAGGAAGACAACGCCGCGGGCATCGACAACAGCTCCGGCGTGGCGAAGGCTTATGACTTCGAGAAGCTGAACGCGATGCTGGCCGCTAAGGCTCGCTCGCTCCAGCATATCGAGAAGAACATCATTCGCCTGGTCAAGGCATGGAACGGTGAACTGGTCGAGCTCCAGGACATCGAGGATCTCGTGAGCTATCCGACCACGTTCGACGTTCGCAACCTGGCCGACGAGATGGACAACGCACAGCGGCTGTCACTCATGAACGCCCCGAAGAAGCTGCGCCAGATGCAGATGGAGCGGCTGGCCCGCAAGATGTTCCCGCAGGCGACCGACGAAGAGATGAAGAAGATCATCTCCGACATCGAGAACGACTGGCTCAAGGAACAAGAGGTCGCTGGCCTCGGAACGCCTGGTGCTCCTGGCGGTGCTCCCGCGCCGGCCAAGAAGCGCGCTGGACCCAAGAAGGGTCAGCAGGGCGAGAACAACAAGCCCGCCGAAAAAACGGTCTAATCTAACCAGCTAGGCTCAAGCCTTGTTTGCGATGCTGCCCGATCTATGGCTTGCGGCTAGGACTGCATGTGTGCTATATTGCATGCAATTAGCACACCATTTCAGGACAAGGTTTTTTCATGACACTCAAGGGACACCTGTTTTCCTCGACCCGCATCGCGGGCTTCCGCGCCAGTCCGGCTGAACTTCGCGCAGGCCGTTTGATGCGCGCCCCCGACGATCATGTCGAGGACGACGACACCGTTACCGAAACGGACGACGAGAAGGCCGCTCGCGAAGCGAAGGAGGCCGAAGAGGCTGCCGCTGCTGCCGAGGCCGCCAAGAACAAGACCAAGACGGCCGAGGAAGCGCAAGCTGCTCTCGAAGCCGCCAACGAGGAGCTCGAAGCGCTCCGCGCCAAGGTCAAGGAGTTCGACGGGATCGACGCGGCCCAGGCTCGCGAGAACGCGAAGAAGGTCGCAGACGCCGAGAAGGCCGCCAAGGAAGCTGCCGCAGCTGCCAAGAAGGCCGAGAAGGAACGCGCCCAGGCCGAGAACAATGTCGAGGCTCTGCGCAAGATCCAGCAGGAAGAGCATGACGCCGCGATCGCAGCGGTGGTCGCCGAGCGTGACGCTGCCCGCCAGGAAGCGCAGACGGTCGCCAGCCAGCTGACCCGCGTGCGGACGGAGAATGCCTTCAACGGCTCGAAGTTCATCAACGACGAGACCATCCTGACTGGCGCCAAGGCCCAGCGGCTCTTCGGCGATTACGTCGAGGTCGAGGACGGCCAGGTCGTGGTCTACGACGCTCCGGCCGGCGAAGCGAAGCGCGCGAAGATCATGGACAGCAAGGGCAACCCCCTGCCGTTCAACGACGCGATCAAGAAGGTGATCGAGGCTGATCCCGACAAGGACTCGCTCCTGAAGTCAAAGACGAAGCCTGGCGCCGGCACGAAAACCGTCGACGGCAAGAGCCAGGAGCAGGCCAAGGGCGACCGCCTTTCACGCCTGTCGCAGGGCCTCGCCAAACTGCGGGAACAGAACGCTCGATAAAAAACTTTAGTCCGAGTGCATGTGTGTTATTGCCTATGCACTCGGACTTTGGTATCATGAGCGCCGTAAACAACCAAATCGAATTTTCAAAGGAGTCCGTGAATGCCCCTGCTTCGTGTTGAAGCCGAGAAGCTCTCGAACAACATCCTGGAGCAGGGTGTGATCGAGGAGATCATCGACAACGATGCCATGTTTGCGCTGATGCCGTTCAAGAAGATTGTCGGCAAGGCGTATGTCTACAACCGCGAGAAGACGCTTTCCGAAGCGGACTTCCTCGATCCGTATGATGTCGTGAACGAGGGCGGCGCCGATTTCGACGAGATCGTCGCGAAGCTGCGCATCCTCGCGGGCGATGTCGACATCGACAACTTCCTCGACGAAACCATGTCGGACACCAACGACCAGACTGCGA